TGATTATTGCGTTTTACCTTTTAATTATTATTATCACAAAATGCAAACAGATATTGGTGAATTAACATTTTATAAAAAATTTAATATCAATCCCTATGAATTTGCTATATTTTATGCAATTAACAGTCCTTGTAAGAAAATTACAAAGGAACATATAGAATACTTAAAGGAAAGGAAAAGTGTTTATGAGAGGTTACATCAAAATAGGTAGAGGGCTTTTATCTCACCCTGCATTACAAAAAAAAGACAGATCATTTTGCGAGATCGGTGCATTTGTTTGGATATTATTAGAAGCAAGTTTTGCAGATCGAAAATATAGAATACAAAATCAAGAAATAGTTTTAAAAAGAGGACAATTATGTTGTTCTATTGGTTATATGGCAAAAGCCTTTAATTGGAATAGATCAAAAGTACAAAGATTTTTAGATAGATTAAAAGAGAATTACACAATTACAACAAATACACCAAGTAATACACCTGCTGATACACCAAATATCATTACTATAACTCATTATGACGACTATCAAGATATGCCAAATGATACATCAAGTGATATGAAACATAATAAATTAACAAATAAAGGTAAAGAATATATAAGCGAATTTAATGATTTATGGAATCAATTAAGGGCTAAAAAAGGCTCTAAGAAGAAAGCTCAAGATAAATATTTAAAGATAAGAAATAAAGTTAAAAGAAGCGATCTTATTGAAAAATATAACGAACTTTGTGATAATACTAAAGACTTTAATTATATTCCACATTTTATTACTTGGCTAAATGGAGAAAGATATCTAGATGAAGATAAACTAACTGCAAAACCATTTGTACAAACACCCGATCAATACTTTAGACAAAAATTTAATAAAGTACCTAAAGGCTATGTTATGGTTGGAAATAGTTGGGACGAAATAGAATATACTAACGGAAAAGATCGAATTACATACAGTTTAAAAGACGGAGAAAAAATATAATAGAAAGTTTTAAACGAATACTGTACACTTTGTATGTGGAAGATTTAAAAAAAGAAGATCGCAGAAATATAAGACCTAAGTTTATTGGTACTAAAGAAGAAAAAGCCAAAGGACAAGGCAAAGTAGTGATGATAAATATGTCTGAATCTTCTTTAGATATATTAAGATCAAAAAAAGTAGTTAATATACAACAATATTATACTGCATTAAGAATACGCAGATTATGGGAAAAAAGTCGTATAGGTAGTTATACTTCTAATTTTAATAAAATAGGCGATATATCAGGTTGGAATGATATGGCTACTGATCGTATTGACGCTATATACAAACTATCTCGTTTACATACTTGGTTAGGTGATAAGGGGTTTGGATTAGTGTATACTGTATGTGTTGAAGATTACACAATTAAAGAAACTGCCGCTATGCACCAAGTTGATAGAGTGTATCTTGGAAAAAGATTTAGAGAAGCGATAGACGAATCACAAAAGTTTTTTGATCAAACTGCTTGACTTTGCATAACGAACAATGCTATAAGTTTATATAATACCATTCGTGTATTTAAACCACTCACAGATAAGGATATATTATGCCAAAAGGTAAGGGAACTTATGGGTCTAAAGTAGGCAGACCAATGAAAAAAAAGAAAAAGAAAAAAAATAAATGATTTATTATGTAGTTTGTAAGCTACATTTATTCTTAACTAAGTATAAATTTAATCTTGAAAATGAAAAAAGACGCAAAGACAGTAATAAAATTACCTGAATTTATTAGATTATCACATTATCGCATTACATTAGAACAAATACCAAGTCAAATTTCAGAAGAATGTGCTGAACAACAAGGCTCGTTCCATTCTCGTACAATGCGAATATACTTAGATCAAGATATTATAGAACAAGGCGGTTCAATAGCTATAGACCTTGTCAAACACGAATTGTTTCACGCAATATTTTACGTCAGACAATTAGATGGTCAAAATGAAGAAAATATTGTAAATGGTATGGCAACACACTATACTGAAATTGAAAAAAATAATCCTGATTATGTAATATGGAAATTAAACAATTTAAATTAATAGATATTAAACCTTATACAAAGAATCCTAGAAAAAAGATTGATATTGAAAAGGTTGCTAACTCTATAAAGGAATTTGGTTGGCAACAGCCTATAGTAGTCGATAAAAACAATATTATTATTGCAGGTCATAGTAGGTATGAAGCGGCAAAAATGCTTAAAGAAGATACTGTACCAGTATTAGTTGCTAACATTTCAGAAGATAAAGCTAAAGGTTATCGCATTGCAGATAATAAAACTAATCAATATTCTGAATGGGATTACGATTTATTACACAATGAATTTCAAGATCTTATAAAAGATAATTTTGAACTTAGTAAATTAGGTTTTAACAACAACGAATTAGATAGTATTTTAAATTGGGATAATACAAATTCAAAATGGTTAGATGCAGATGAAGAATGGCAAGATATGCCTGAATTTAATCACGATAATTTAGCACCACATAGACGACTTATTGTTAATTTTGGCAATACAGATGCAGTAGAAAAATTTTTTAAATTAGTTGGACAAGATTACACTGACAAAACAAAATATATAGATATTCCATTTAGACCAAGACAAGTTTTAAAAGACAAAGGATATGGTACAAAATAATCCACAATTTCCTTTGTATATTCCAAGTAAAGGTCGTGCTGATAGTAGATTAACTGCTAAAGCATTAGATAGTATGAATGTACACTATCAAATAATAATTGAAGAACAAGAATATGATAAGTACGCAGAAGTAATAGATGAAAAAAAATTATTAATTTTAGATAAAACATATCAAGATAATTACAACACTTGCGATAATCTTGGAAAGACAAAAAGCAAGGGACCAGGAGCGGCAAGAAATTTCGCTTGGCAACATTCTATTGATAATGGTTATAATTGGCATTGGGTTATGGACGATAATATAAAATCGTTTATTAGATTTAATAAAAATCAAAGAATTAAATGTTATGATGGTACACCATTTAAAGTAATGGAAGATTTTGTTTTACGATATAAAAATATTGCTATGGCAGGTCCACAATACAGTATGTTTGTAACCGATAGAAATGCAAATAAATTTCCCCCATTTACAGTTAATACTAGAATATATAGTTGTAACTTAATACGCAATGATATGCCTTTTAAATGGCGTGGTAGATATAACGAAGATACAGATTTGTCATTACAGATGCTAAAAGCAGGTTGGTGTACAGTACAGTTTAATGCTTTCTTACAAGAAAAAATAACAACACAAGTTATTAAAGGTGGTAACACAGAGGCTTTTTATTCTAAAGAAGGCACAATGCCTAAATCTCGTATGCAGGTACAATTACACCCAGATGTTTCTAGAGTTACTTGGAGATTTAAAAGATGGCATCATTATGTAGATTATACAAAGTTTAAAAAAAATAACAAATTAATTAAAAAAGATAACCTTAAAATTAAACAACAGCCTAATGAATATGGCTTAAAATTAATTAAAATTACACAATAGTGGAACTGATACAAACAGTTTAAAAAAGAGGAAGATATGGCAAGACCTAAAAAATATAAAATAGACACTAAAGAGATACAAACATTAGCAAGATTTGGCTGTAACAATAGAGAAATTAGCGAATTTTTTGGTTGTAGTGCAGACTTAATTGAAAAGAGTTATTCGGAATTTCTGACAAAAGGGAGAGCCGAGAGTAAATTAAGGCTTAGACAGATGCAATGGAAGTCAGCAGAGGGCGGAAATGTTACTATGCAAATCTTCTTAGGTAAGAATATGTTAGGTCAGTCAGATAATCCTAATGAGAATATATACAGTCAGCCTTTACCATTTATTGATTAATGGAATATTTATTAATTATATATTTAAGTATTGGTACTCTTGTTTACACAGTACCTATAGATAAAACTTGTAGTGAGTTATACGAAGCTATGGAGGTTAAAAATATAATACAATATGTAAATATTTATGACGATAGCGGAAAAATGACTGGAAAAGTTACTAAACATAATGATTATTATGTACACGCTTGGGGTTGCCAAGTAAACACTA